GATGCGACCATTTGCAACGAGATTCGCACGAATTTGAACGGTGCCGGACTCATGGAAACGCATCGCTGCGGATGGGTAAACGAGAGCGTGCTTGACGTTTGCATCGTCACCGGTGTAGTTCGGATCGACGACGAGGTTCAAGCCTGCAACTGTGCCGGCGGTCGAACCCTGTGTGATAAGACCGTTCGCGTTGCTTGGAAGAGCTGCGGCGAAGAGTGGTCGGTTGTCGCTGCCGGTTGCGGAAAGCAAGTATGCGAAATCGATACCTGCGGAGCCGCCTGTTGGAGCAACGAGAAGGCGGTTTGGTGTGAAGCGCATGACGTTATAGGAGTCTGCAATTCCGTCAGCGATTGCTGCATAAACGGAGCCACCGGTTGAGGAAGCTGCGTTCTGTGCTGCGATTTGCGCTGCGTAAGCATCGGTCTTTTGCGCGTAGGACGCTGCGAGCTCACGAAGGAGCAAGTCAACAAATGATGGGTCAGAACGATCGACGAGTTCGACGTTGACGACGTTTGCGCCTGCGAACTTGACGATTGTATCTTCCTGGAAGGTTACTGCGGTGTCGGTTGAATCAAACTCGACGCCTTCACCGGTAACTGCAACGGTCGCCTGTGCTCCGAGCTTTGGCGTGAAAATCTTCATGCCGGACGCTGGAAGTGCTGCGCGCTCGATGGAGTTGATGAACGGACGTGAATCATCGATGACGCCGATGATGTCGCGAAGGTAGTTTGGTGGAACCATTCCGGTGTTCTCGGAAACGGTAGCGATGTCGAGTGCTGCGACGAGATCGCGTGCATCGGTGTCGCCTTGTGCAGCGCGAACCTGTGCGAGTGCGTATTGTCCTGCGGTGACGTTGAGGTTCACGCGAGGAGTGGTGAACATCGGTGCAGACTTAGCCTGAACCTCTGCCACCGGTGCTTCTACCGTTTCGACGGCAGGAGCTGGAACGGTAGTGTCGGACACTTGTTCTCCTTGTGTTGTTGGTTGATCCTCAGAAGCGGATGCTTCCTCGGAAACTTGTTCGTCGCTTGCTGCGACCTCAGCGACTCGCGCTGAATCGATTGCTGGCTCTGTGACCAGGCTGACTTCGATGAGTTTTGCAGATGAAATCACCATAGCGCCATCCTGATTCGCCCAATCGTTGAGCTTGACGCCTACTGAAAAGCCATCGCGTAATCCTTCGGCTGCTTCTACCAAAGCGTCGGACGCGACGGTGGTGTTTGCGAGCTTGAACTTGGCTTCGATGCCGGTGTCGGTGACTTCTGCGCTGAGCATCTTGCCAATTGGCTTGCTCATCTCATGCTCCAGCAAAAGCTTCACGTTCTTTCCGAACTGAATTGAATTCTCGCTGAAAATGGTGCGTCCGGCTGAGGTGTTGCCTTCTTCGCCCCATGTAACGATGCGACCGGTGAGCGTGCGTGACTCGACGTCTGCCGCCGTGATGGTCATTGGAAAATTGATCTTCATCCTAAGAGATCCTCTGCTTTCCTGACTTCCTCCACGGACATCGCTCCGATGCCGGTGAGAATCTGATAAATCTGTGCTCGCTCCAAAGGATTTCCACGAAGGAAATCATCTAGGTCGAAACGAACGCGAGTGCCTGCCGGTGTGAAATCGTCCATCGATAGACGCGACTCGATCGCGGTCAGGATTGGTCGAAGCGAGAAATCGATAAGCGAACGACGCTCATTCGTGGCGTTCGAATACGTCATCGAAGTAGATTCTGCGCTGAGAAAGTATGCAGGGATCCCGCATTGACGTGCTAGTTCCAAAGCGATGTACTGACGAGCTTCGCTGAGTTGAAGTTGCTTAGGATCAAAGCCGAGAGCCTGGAGTTCGACGTCAGCATTCAGAAAAGCGGTTGCGCGATTTTGACGACTGACTTTCCATGACTCTAAAAGTGCTTTGATGCGCTCGGAAGGTAGGTTCGTGCCGGTCGATTTGAGAACCATCGTTGGGAGCGGTTCTTTTGCGTAGATTTCGGCAGCCTTTTCTAATTCAATCGCTGCTCTGATAGTGCGACCGGCACGATTCAAAATCCCGACGTCTGCGAGATTGTAAAACGCAATAATGGAACCGACCCCGGTCATTGGAACGTTCTGTCCGTTGACGGTGTAGCCGATGACTTCTGTGCCGAGCGGATTAGTGCGAACGCTAACCCATGTTGGATCGATGCGTGTCCATTGACGAACGCGACCACCATCCGAAGCGGCATACATGTCGAGAACCTGACCGTAAGCCACACCGAAAAGCCAAAGATCCTGAGCAAGATACGAATAGATCAACGACGCAGGAACCCGAGGATCTGGTTGACGAAATGATCGCTCGACCGGTATGCGCTGACCTGTTGCGTCATTGAATTTTTCAACCGGTAATGATCCAACGGTTGATGTAATAATTCCGTTAGCGCGTGCAACTGCCGGAACTGATAAAGCGGATGCGCGAGGAACGCTAATTGTGCCGCCTGCGATATTGAGTGCGGTTTGGTTGACGTAGAAAGGTGCGAGAGAAGCTGCAACGTCAACTACGTCGTTAGCCTGTTTTGGAGTGCCGAATAAATCGGATAGAACGCCCATTGATGGATAATTCTAGCACGAAAGACCGTCTAATAAACGAAACCGCCGGCGTCCAAAGACCGGCGGTCGCGTTTCCTGGAGTATCTGACTCCGGGAGCGGATCAAGCGCGTTCAGCCTACGACGATATCGATCCCATCGTCAACCCGAGTCGCAAAGTGCGTGACCAGGGCTGAAGCAACGGCAGCGCAGACGGTGGCGCTGGATGCCCGACGACCAATAACCCATGAACTATCACCACGTTGATATTTCACGGCTGAAAGCACTTGCTTGGTGAATTCCTCCTGACCTGAGTGCCTGAACCTGCCTGAATTGATGGCTCCCGACCATTCGTCGCACGCTTGCATGTAATCGTTGCCATCGACGTCATGCACCGGGATGCCTGCCGGGATGAGTCGAACGGCAATCGCGGATGCGGTTTGCTTCGAGTAAGCAAGCGTCTCGACCTGATACTTTCGAACCCACGGCGCGATGTCGTTCGCCAGGGCTTTATCGTCGAGAGCCAAATCTGACTTCCATGTCTGCAAGAGGACGACACCAAATCGGTCGCCGTCGAGCTTCTGAGCCGCAACCAAAGCCGCTTCCTGACGACTAGGGCTAAGATCGATGCCAAGCCATGTCGTCTTTTGAGGGTCAAGCACGATCTTCTCATCGCGGCAGGTTTCCCATTGGTCAGGGTCAACCGCACCATTCAAAGTCGTCACCCATTGGCAAAGCATTTCGGTTCTAATCGTGTCCGGTGGATCATTGAGAGCCATTTTGAGATTCTCAGGATGGATCGTATAACCGAGCGATGGATTTGCCTGCGCTAAGCCTTCCCACATTTTCAAAGATCCGTCGATGGGAGTATCAGGATGCGCCGAGTACTCCCACCAACCGATATCGTCACCCGAACCGCTCAGAGAGGCGAGAGCGCGATCACGTAACGAATTCAGGATCACCGATGAGGCGTCACCGGCGTTCGAGTAAATCCAGGTCTGCGGATTCCTCGCTGCCTGGAGCGTATAGCGAATTGATGCCCAAGTTGCTTCGTTTTTATACTCGCGAAGCTCATCGAGGTGGATGGCTTCGGGCTTTGAGATACCGCGAGTCGCGTTATTGCTCGCTCGGTAAATATACCGGGCTCCGTTCATGAATTGGATTTCTTGTTCGCCATTCGCCCAGCGAATTTTCTTGACCTCGCCTGCGAGCTTCGAGGCTTCCACTATGTCTACGAGTCGCTTGAAGGATTCTCGGGCTGTTGAAATGGTGTGAGCCGTTCCAATTTGCAGATCGTCTCCGTAAAGCATGGCTCCGGCAAGGATGCGAAGGATCATGAAAGTCGTCTTGCCGGACTGCCTGGCGATCAGAAGCCCATTGAGCGGATAAGCCCACCGACCGTTTTCTTTGACCTTCAGGCTGTTTATGGCTACGAATTCCTGCCAGGGAAGCAACGGGAAGCCGATTTCGCGGCAAAAGTCGATCATTTCCTGACCGCGAGAGGGTAAATCGTTCAGTTTTGAGTGAATACGAGGCTCAGTCACACCTCTTATTTCCGATATGAGCCGATCATTCACGATGCTTCCTCATTTCGGTCTACCGACGCAGATTCCTCGCCGTAGTGGACGATTGTGCCCGTTTGAGAGGTAAAAGAGTC